CCATCCAACTTATGCCCCCATTGTTTACCAAAAAAATTCTCCAAGTCTTTATAAACATCATGCACAAAAATATCTTCTTGTGTCTTAAATATTTTACCCTTTGATTCTAATGCTGCATTAAGTATTAACCTAGTTGCTGGTTCTGATACTTGTGCATTCAGTACTCCTCCAGCATTATCTTTTTCATGTCGAGGATACTCCTTTACATCAAAGTCAATATATTTTGTACCTTTATTATTATCATCATACATTAATCTAAGAACTTTCCCTACTCTTGGAACAAGTTTATCCTCCTTTTCTATAGAACCTTTAAATTTACCCGTCAATTTCTTAATCATTTCATGTTTAAAATTTTTAAGCAATACTCCAGTGTCAGGACTGTCTAGTATAATCTCTACACCTGTTTTTGATGTCTTAATATCAAACAATATCCTATTAAATAAAACCTTTCCTTTAGAATCCTTCTTACCCAATCCTTTAAGGTAAGATTCTATCTGTTTGGTAGTTATCTTTGTCGCCATAATCTTTTCTAACTATTTATCTTGACATAAAAAAAAGACCCTCCCGAAGGAGAGTCTTTGAAGAAATATAAGCGTCTCGCTTACATGAGGTTCTTAACAGAAACACGTCTGTAGTAACGGTTAGCGTTAACGTCAAGATCGCCATTACCTTTTGTAAGACCTTCAGCGAATGGGTTTGCAACCATACCGTATCTTGTCTTAAAGCCGATCTTAGGCTGGAATGAATTCTCTCCAACCGCACGAACCATCTGTAGAGGAACGTATGGGCAGTAGAATAATCCAGCGTCATAAGGTGAAGAACCCTTATAACCAACAACATAGTACTGGTTACCAGGTGTGCCGTTGCCAGCAGTTAGGTTAGCAGCATATGGGTCGATGTAGACTTTGTACTTACCTTGTAGAGTACCAGCAAATGTGTTACCAGTATCATCAACATTAAGGTTAGCATTAAGTGCAGGAGT